TCCAGAAGTATGGGAAAACTCTCCAGCAGGATTCCTCTTTACCCACCGGGTATTGTCAACCAAAGATGGCTTACTAAAGCCAAATAGGGATGCAATACGACCAACAGCACGAGAACCAATCTCAGCTGCCGTAGCAAACGTTCCGATAACCGGAACATTAGACAAGGCGTGAGCAGCTTCAGCTACAGCTGCTGCTGGACGAGATACAATACCAGAATTAGCCTCATCAACTTCATCACACCCACCACTCTGTGCAGATAAGGATAGAGTAGGTATAGTTAACACAACATCTTCAACGTGAGCAAACAAAGTTATAGTGACAGGATCACCATAGCCACCAGTAGATCCAAGCTCATTAAACTCGGTCAAACGCAAAGTACCCATATTCTCCCAATCAGTAAGTGTGGGAACTGAAATAAAATTATCAGGCCATAAAAACGGCATACACAAACATCCACCAACATCATTAGTAGGATCAAGCATAACATGCATCCGTTGAGTAATTTGCATTTTATACATATCACTAGTCGCGGCAGGAGCAGTGGCTGTTGACAATTCAGTAAAAGCATCTAAAGGAGTATATGACAAAGCGGCTCTCCCATAATAAAAGGGATTCCCGTTCAACTTCGCTGAAACAACAAGTCTACCTTTAAAATTCTTGAAATTATCCAACTTCTTGGCTACATATGGGTCCTGAGCCCACAACGCCCACGGCTTATAAACACCGCCTACTCCTAAGCCAATCCCCCACGACTCTTCAGCTATCTTAACTGGCCGTGATAAAAAATCGGCCAAATCAGAGGATGGGTAAACACCCTGACTCATAGTTGGATCACTACCAGTCCTGGTTTCCACCTTATATTCCGGGGCAAAGTCTAAAAAACCACCGGTAGCTTGTTTATCACACAAGCCATTTTTCATGTTTACAGATTCAATATTCATAACGCATTCAAAAACTCTTCCTTGGCTCTCCGTGATTTATAACACGTAACGGAGTAAACCAATATAGGCGAGCAACCTAATACATTCATATACGTGGACCTATATTACAAAGGAAAATAGGGGGGTCAACCCTAAATCCTAAAACCCCGTAGGGCTTACAAAAATCTGACAGATGAGTGTTCATAACTCGATCTGACAGTACGCCACATATCCATGTAAGACACTATCCACCCAGTAGGCAGACAATGTTTCTCACAAACCATTGCGGCAAAAGACAAAAACTGATCATAGTACTCCTCACCATGTTGGAACGCTTCACGCAGCGCACCAGGGAGCACCTGCATAACATGTTGCCTTTCATCCAACGAAGTGCCAAAAGTATAAGTAAGCATTCTAACGATAGAACTGTGTGAAAGAGGAGCGAAAACATAATCGCTTCCCTGCACAGATCTTACTACGAACGCCCTCTTCAAAAAATCGGCATTTTCCATCTGAATAAAAGGCACGGACTGTGACGTCTTGTCCGCCATGGTATACTGCAATCCATATGCACCAAGTGCATGTGATATGAGGGTATGATCAAACCTCAAATTGCGCGCCACACCCATAATATTGTCATCTCCATATGTCAAAACATTGACACAACTAGAGAAATCTTCCAAATCATTGCCACAATCCACCCACGCCAAACGTATGAGCAAGCTGTTAGCAATAGAATTGAAAAGAGACGTTAATGGGTGACCAGAGGGAGAGCCATTGTACAAACGCACAAGAACTCCCTTGAGTGACCAAACTGGATTTACAATGTCACTCGCCACTCCCCGCATGCGGCACAAAC